CTATAAAACAATGTTAAAAATGAAAGCCTTATATGTGAATCACAATGATGAAACTTTTGCAGAATTAACTCACGGTCAAGCGCTTGATTTACTCTTTGGAGTGGATAGCGCTGAAATCTACGGTGACCATGTAAGTCAGATTGTTGATTTAGGAGATGAACGCAAACTTGAATTGTACAGAAACAATGAGTTTGTCCCATTTGCTGAATATTCTGAACGAGTTAAAACACTTTCTGAATTATATACAAACATTTCAGATTGGTTTGAAGAAATAGGATAAGGAGATTTAAAATGATAGCACAATTTCAAATTATTCTTGAGGGGGTAACCCCTCTTAAGATTCAATGTATAGATAAGTTTCCAGACGAAAGACTAGAAGCTGAAAAAGAATTATATAGAAATCGTGGATATAAAGAAGTTCATGAGAACTATTTTAAAAATGAGCGATTGAATACGCTTGTTATATTTGAGGACGTGAAAAAACTTAAATTTTCAAAATACAAACATTTTTGTCTAAAATCAGCTTTTGAAAGATATGTACAAGGAAGGGAAGGCCATTAAATGGATAAGGCTCAACTGAAACAGATAGAAAAAGCTAGAAAGATAGTCAAGCAATATCATTTTGACGGCTTTCCAGTCATTTCTCTTGACTATGCTATTAGTCGCTTAAAACCTATATTTGAGGATATAGAAGGCTTTGAGCCTACTCATTATGATTTGTATGATGTAGACGTACACCATCAAAGAGACGGCTCTACGGCTTATAAAGGTACATTAAGGGTTACATATTTATCAGTAGAAAGGGATTTATACATTTTTAGGTACTAACTTATGAAACAATCATACAACAAATTAAATAAAAAAGGGCGCTTTTGGTTTTGTTGGTTTGCTTTCTGCAACCTTGTTATACTTGGTTTTCTAGTGGTTCTGTCACTATTGACCTACACCATTTACAAGCAACAGAAACAGATTGAGCAACAACAAACAACCATCACCAAGCTAAAGAGAGAAAACGATAGCAACACGGCTTCTATTTTGCGCCTAGTGAGTTATTTAGAAAATGTAGGGGGTTAATACCATGGAAGACAATACACGCTTAGAAGAGCAAGAAAAGCGCTTACAATATGAAACAGAATTAAGACTATTATCTGATAGCTTGCTTTCATTATCAGCTAAAAGCGTAAGGGGTTTAATTACAATTGATGAAATTATCTTACATTCATTTGAACGGTATTTAATAGCGCTTTCACAATTTATAAAAGCATACCCTGACGGCTTAGATAAAGCTAGACTAGTTCAGCAACTTATCAGCTTACATCATTCTTTTTCACTCTCTGGTTATGAAAAACATATCAGCAATCAAAAGCAACTAGAAAACCACTATTTACAGAAATATAATCAAGTGAATAGCGTCCTATCTGCTCTTTGTTCCCTTGCTTTGGACAATCCAGATGATGACGCTTATAAAATCATTTCAGACTATAAAAAAAGCTAGTAGAAAGAATCTACTAGCTTTTTCTGTTATGCTACGGTTATTAAACCGTCTGGCTCTTTTGTGAAAGATGGGTTGTTTGCAAGCTCTCCGTTTTCGTTCATGAAATACCAACCTTTACCGCTCTTAATGAACTCATTAGAAATCATGTTACCCCGTTCATTTGTCATATAGTACCAGTTGTTTTTGTATTTAACCCAACCAGTAACCATTGCGCCTGAATCGTCCATATAGTACCATTCTGAGCCTACTAGCACCCAACCAGTAGCCATTGCGCCGTTATCCTTGAGATAATACCATTTATCTTTATATAACACCCATTGACTCGTTAAGCAATAGCCCTTGCTGTCAAAGTAGTACCATACATCAGCGATTTTTTCCCATTTATTATAGGGGAAAGAGCCGTTTTCACGTCTGAACCACCAGCCCGTACTGTCTTTTTTCCAAGTTCCAGCGGTCTTCGGTTCTTGCTCTGGTTCATCGTCTAAAAGCACTATATTCTTGTCAAACGGGTTGCTTGAGTATTGCCACCATCGGATACCGTCCATAGATGGGAAGTATTCAAAATCTGCGTTTCCATCGTTTAACCCATATCCAGCAATCCAAAGACTATTTGGGAACTGCTCCAAAATTTGCTGATAGTCAATATTATTGAGCGTAAACGGTTTGTAACTATAATAAATAGGTTTATATCCAGCGTCAACAATAATCTGCATAAAGCGTAGACAAGCGTTAGTATTAGCTTGAATATCTCCGCTTGCGTGGTCTTCATAGTCAAGCACCAAGTAAGGGACTTGAGTAGGCACGTTGTCAAGGAAATATCTTGCTTCTCTTTCTGCTTCTTCTACGTCCCCGCCAAACCAAGCAAAATGATAGAATCCAACAGGTGTAGACTGTTCAATTTGAGCGCTTAAGCATGGATTGATGTAGCTTGTGCTTTCTGAGATTTTGATGATGGTGTTAGTTGTTCCCATCGTCTCCAAAATTCCTGAAATATCGTAGCCGTTGTGACTTGATACATCTATAAATAAATCATTCTTTTTCATCTTCTTTTGCTCCTTTAAATGCTTCCATGAGTTCCTTACCAGAATCCAACTGCGCTGTATATTTTTGTAGTTCAGCCTGAACCCTTGCGGTCATAAATTTTGGAATAAATACACCCATGACGCCCAGATTTTCCATGATTGACAATACATAGTATAGATTGATGATAATAAGCAGGATTTGACCGATTGCCATCGCCTGAATGTAAGTCAAAAACACGGCTACAAAGTAGTAAAAAATAAATGTACAGGTGTGTTTAATAACCCCTTTCAAGCCTGTCCAGCTATCCGTGACTTTCCACTTCCAAGCCTTGAGAAAACCCGTGATAAAGTCAAATAGAATCAAGATAAAAAGGAAAGTGATGTAATCACTTTTTGCAACGTCTAACATAATATTATATAACATGATTGATAACCTCTAAAAATTTGTTTTTTGTTTCTAAATCTTCATAAATGAGCATGTTTTTTAGATAAAGACTTCTTAAAGTCTTGCCTAAAGCGCTTGACTTGTTCAAGTACACAAACCCATCTTCCACCTGTTCCACTTCCAAGCAATAAGCCGTTAAGTTCTTATCATAACCTTTGGCAATATATACCATGTTATCAATGTAGTACCCTGTCAAGAAAGTACCGTCACAATAGAAACTATAAAGCCTAGATTTTAAGCCCTTAATTTTAGCTATATTCTTGTCATTCTTTATCTGAAATTCATTATTTGCAACGCTTTCATAAATGTTTGATTTGCTTAATAGCTTATAGAATCCGCTTTCTTTTTCTTTCTCAGTTTGAAAAGCTGAGTGTGGAGGGAATTCTATCAGCGTTGCATATTGTTTCATGTTGTAGAATCGCTTTCCGCTATCGTCATAAAATTTCAGAAAGGCAAAATAGGGATTGTTGAAATTACTTGCATTTGATAGTAGATAGGCATGGCAACCGTCACGCCTACGAAAAACGGAGAATATAAAGTTTAGTAGAGCTTCTACCTCGTTATCAAGATATCTCTTTTTACTAGTAACATCTATCAGCACTTCATCATATAGAATACTCATGACCTCATCATACTCTGACCCTTTCAAGTCAACCCAAGTAGATAGGCTCTTGAGATAACAAACGATTTTTCCGTTAAGAATTATCTTAGTAGAAGATAAAACAAGGGTATTTTCTTCATCTTCCATGTTGTCAGCTCTGAAAATAATTTTAGTGTGAATCTTGCTGGCGTCGCTGTCTATCACTTCAAAATTAGTAAAAACCTGTTTTAACAATTCAGTAGTAAAAAACTTGTCCTTGTCTATTCTGTCTAGCTCTGACTTATTGCGCCTTAAATAGATAAATTGTTCCCCCTTATCTATAAAGCGCTTGAGTAGATACTTTTTGAGTGCAAAGGTCTTACCGATTCCACGCCCACCTATAACAAAGTTTAGATACTGGTTATAGCTTAACATTTTTTGGGGGTTGTACCATTTTTCTTCGATAAAAATCACTCCTTTCTATTTCATTATATCATACTTTTAAAAATTCGGGTTGTTTTTCTTGATGTCAAATAAAATCTTATCATCTTTATTCGCTGAATAGTTCCAGATTCTAACACCCGATTGAAAAATAGCCTGTATTGCGTTCATGTGTGATTGATTCGCTCTTAGGTTTCCAAGGTTAACGTTAATCATTTTGATGTAGTTAAATCGCTTTCTGGCTTTCATAACGCTTAAAGCATTATTAGAAAAGATATTGACAAGCACCCCATAGCATTTTATATACTCGTTTGCTCGTCCTAAAATTTCTTTTTGAGCGATTGATACTTTCCAATAGACGTCTGTCAATAAATGCCCACTTTGGAAAGATAAGTCATTCCCAATCTGTTGGACGCTGATAGGCTGGTTTTGTAAGTCTGCCATGCTTGCGTTGTAGGCTCTGATTGACTGGTCTAGGGCGATTTTTGCTTTCATGTTGTTGAGTGCATTAGATTGAGATTTCAAAGCGTTGTTTGTATCTGTAAACCCTTGCTCAACTAGTTTATTATTGTATTCACGGTTAGCATTGAAAACCTTCATACCACCAGACGCAAGCCCACCAAGAGCGCCCCCAAGATTTCCGCTTAACAAGTTCCCAGCTACATTTAAAACCCCACTAGCTCCTTCCGTCCATTGATTGATGTTAGCTGTATCTACGGCATATTGTGCATTGTAGCTAGCTTGTGAGTTAGCGGTTGCCACTTGTTTGTTGGACAAGTCAACGCTTTGTTTTAACATTTCCCTGTTTTCTTTAAAGGTCAGCTGAGTGTGTTCCATCTGGTTTTTGTGTGTCTGAATGTAACTAGCTTCAGCATCGTTTAAAATAGCAATGTTTTTCCCTGTCACGTCATTCAGTCCATACTTGAAATGTTCCGGATTGTGTTCCGTCCATGTCTTCGTATCAATATTTTCTAAAATATTCTTATCCGCATAGCTTAAGTTGTTAGCGTTGTTATATTCTAAAAAGTTAATATGTACTTGGTTATTATCTCCAAGGCTTCCGTTTACAATAACTTTATACTTGTGAGCCGTGTCAATGGTTCTAGGTAGGTATTGCGGTTGATAAACGTAGCTATTCCCGTAAATATCATAAAGCTCTATTTCAGTAAATTCACTGTTTAATAGCTGTACTTCTATTTCTAGGTCAGCTTTTCCTGTATAGGCTCGCAAGCTATCTTGTATCTGTGTATGAGCAATTTCTAGCAAGTTTGGAATCTCGTAAACGTTGGGGCGATAGTCAAAAAATCCGTTTACTTCTATTAGAAGGGCTTCCACGTCAAAGGCTGTTTTGGTGTAGTCCCCGTTTCCAAGTTGTCTGTCTCCAGTGTCCCCCGTGATTTCTCCGATGTCTCCACCAGCTACGACTTCAGGCGGGTAGATAATGCTTTCAATGTTATCAACCGTGTCTATACCTGTTCTTTCTGTTGTGTATCCACTCCAAGCATAGTTTTGCTCTATAACGTCATAGCTTGAACCATGAACAGCTGAAATAACGGCTGTATGCCCCCAGATATTGCTACTAGTTGGTTTATAGTTGACAATACACCCAACCCGTAAATCAGAAAAAGAAGGGTCAAAGCGTACCTTCCAGCCCACGTCGTCCCAGTTATAATCGCCACCAATGTTTGATGCACTCATACCCCTTTGTGTGTCGCTTCCACTCGCTTGTCGCCCATTTCCGTCAGGGTTTGGGGTATTGATACCGCCACCGATATTACAACCGCCCAATAGTTGGGAATATAGCGCCACTAGCCCGTAGCACTGCCCACTACCTACGCTAGTCCCTACCCTTGATTTGATTTCATTTAGGGCTTTTAGTGTTTGTGTTGCTTCAGTCATATTTATACCTTTCCTAACTCGTCTTGAACTGTTGAAAGCCATGCATTCGCTTGCTCAATTCGTTCAGCTTCTTTGTATTTTACACCTTCCCAGTTGTTCATAAAGTCGCTTGCATTTTCGCTGGCACTTGCTGAAGAACTAGCTACACGTCTGAAAGTGTCAGCCCTGCTCTCTTCATTCATAAACTGAAATTGCAGGTTAAAGTCCCAAACGGATTGACCTTTTTCTTTTGCGTAGGCGATAAGGTGTTCACATCTTGGACCCGTCCACTGTCCAATTCCCATACCTATCCAGTGCTGACCGTCTGACCCTCTATAACCTTCTTCATTTAGTGAAATAGTGTACAACCCAGCAAAAGCGCTCCAACTTCCGACAAGGTTTTCAGCTGTTGGAAGAGCTTCCATTTTGTCATACTCGTAGCCTGTTGCATAGTCAGCCTCGTATTTTTTGGCTGTAACGTTGCTTTCTGCTGAAAAGTTCCCAATGATTCCAGCAATCCCTTCAGCTGTTGCATCTGGTACTAGCTTCTTAATAATTCGGGTTACTAGTCTAACCCTGCTTTCTTCGGTTGAAATGTCTCCTGTCTCTGACGTGCTAGAGCTTCCACTGCTTGCAGATGGTCTATAATTCCGCTGACTTTTGCGCCCGATTTCTGCCACTTCTCCATTGATATTTGACAAGATTTCTATATAGGTTTTATCTCCTACTATTGTCTCTTTGTATTTTACCCCGATGTCACGGCTTAGATACATATTGACAATCTGGTTAACGGTACTAGCACCAGCGCTACTACTTTGAGTTAAGCCAAACAAATGCTTGTAAAGGTTTTCAAGAGCAAAACTATCATATTTTTTACCGCCAAAGATGAAAGGCTTAGATGCTCCTTTTCGGATGCTTACAGGGATAAAAAAGTATTTAAAGGTTTTTTGCATTCCTGAAAAAGTCATATTGACGGGTCTATTGGCTCTGGTTGTCATTTTGATAGTAGGCTTAGCCACAACTACAAGCCATTCTGTATCTATTCCAACTTCTCCAGCTCTGGTTGCGTATTTAGTTCCCACTGAAAAACCTTGCTGGCTGTCTCGTAGCGCCCACAATTCATTTGGCATGGTCTGCTGTTCTACTTGTCCAATCACATTCAGCGCCTTCAGTTCGTGCTGGTAGGTGTTCCATACGTCCACCTCGTAGATAATACGTGTAGCATCTTCATTGACGTATAAGACATCAAAGACAAAGGCATAGTAAGTTCGCCCGTTGTTGATAAAGCGCATATAGGTTACATTTTCATATTTTTCAACCCGTCCAGATACTACGATAGAGCCGTTTCTTTGGGTATATTGAAACTTGTCATACTCGTAGACAATCTCTATATGAGGGTTTTTCTTAGTAAAAAAATCTTCCATATCGTCCTTGGTTTCAAAGTTTATGACGTTTGCATAGTCATTTTTAAAAGGGCTTTTTGCATACAGCCATATTTTCGTTGATTCCTTCATCTCTTACTCCTTTAAAAATAGGAGGGCTGAAACCCTCCCTTATTGCTGACCTATCTGACCTTGCCCCAGCCATTGACCCGATTTTCTGATTTTATGGGGAGCGCTTACGGCTTTTCCGACTGCGTTTGTAGGTTGTCCGCTCACGTCTTTCCAGCCGTCTTTACGCTGTTTGAAGAAACCGCTTTGACGGTTCAAGGTCTTAAAGATTCCGCTCTTACGGATAGCCCAAGGCTTAATCGCCTTTTTAAAATTATTATATAGGAAGATTCCCACATAAAAGTTATTGTTATCAAATTCTCCGTTTGGGTAAGTCACGTTGATATTTAAAGCACTAGCGCTTGAGCGTTCTTCGGGTGCAACTGTAACAGTAAACTCTTGAGCCACTTCATCGTTTTTAATAACTTCATCGGTTGTATAACCGTTAAAGCTCCAAACTGTCCGACCGTTTACTTTAATATCGTAGTTAACACGATAACCAGCATTAGAGCTTACCCGTTTACTCCACCAGAAAAGAGCTTTTACTCTGATTTTCGCTGTAATGGAATTATCGGGATTTGTTCGTTCTTCAATGACTTCCACGGATTGACCCCAAAAGCGCATAGAAGCCCAGATTGACGGGTCACGGTGTCCATATTGTATATAGGTTGTGTTCCCGTTTGTCATATAACCATAATCTGTATCAGCATTGGAGAACTGCCAAGCATTAGCATAGGCTTCCGTCCACCTTGGCACTCCAGTACCAAAATTTTCTATTTTAGCATTGGTACTGGTTGAAAATTTTAATTCTAAAGCCATCAAATACCTCCTGAAAGGTCATTTTCTGTACTTCCGTTGTTAGTCCTGATAAAGCTGTTGCCGTCTGGTGTACCTCCGAAAATATTGATGTTACCTGTAGCAATGTTTCGCCCTTCTTTAAAGTCGCCTTTAAGCCCACCAGCCCAAGCTCCTGATTTTTCAAGATTTGAAATAAGTTTTGTTAACGTATCTTTTAAATCATTGTTTTTGGTTGCTTGTTCTTGGAGTTGTCTCTTAAAGTCTTCTTTATCCTGCAAGCGTGCTTGCTTTTCTTGTTCCAGCTTTTCTTTTAAGTTGTTGATTTCACGGATTAGCTCTTGTTTTTCCGCTTCAAGTTTTTCATTGATTCGGGTTTCCAGAGCTTGTAAATCTCGCTCAACTTTTTCCTTCAAGTTTCTGATTTGTTCATCAATATATGGTTTGATAACTCGTTCATAATACTTGTCAGCCTTACCAGTGAACCATCTATCAGCTTCAGCGCTTTCCATATAGCGTTTAATCAAAAGCGGTACAAGATTTTCAAGTAGCTCTGTAAGAGCGTTCTTAAAATCTTCAAACTCGCTTTCTAAAGCTACAAAATCATCAAGCAACTGTTTAAATGCACGCTGTAACCACGCTAAAAGCTCGTAAATTGAGTTAGCATTATCAAAGCTGGTAGGAATGGAAGGGATAACCCCCCACCGTTCCACCCAGTATGAAGAATAGCGCCCCCGATAGTTTCGGAAAAACTCGTCATGAAATTCTTCTGGTGTCATATTTTAACCCTTTCTTATAAGTGGTCTCCATCTAGTGGTTGTGCAGTGTTTCCAGTTGTAATATGTGAGTCATAAGTACCCTCTAAAGTATTAAGGTCAATAGTAGGTTCTTCATATATATCACCAAAAACTATCATTTTTACAATTAAATTTGATACAGTTTTTTTAAAATACATATTTAATGTAACATTTTCCCTTGAAATATCATAAAAAGTATAAATACCATGTTCAACATTTTTAAACATGAAAGTACCCGTAGGTACTGATAATGTTACAACTGATTCTGTATTATCAGTATTTATACAAATAATAGTGATATATGCCACTGTGTCATCTGGACGTATTGGAAGATGTAAAATAGCATTGTTAATATCATCTACTTTGTCAATAATAACTTTTTGTGGAAGCATACCTATTAACTCAGTTTTTACCTGATTTGTTTTTGTGTCTACTAGCTCCTTAACCTTGCCGTCATTAAGTGTTAGCGTATCGCCTGACTTATCAACTTTTACCAGTTCCCCACCGTTTAACGTGATAGGGTTAGCGGTTGCACCTGTACCACTTCCAGCACCACTGCCAAGCTCTTTCTTTAATTCAGTAGCTTTTGTTTCAACTAGTTCTTTTACCTTGCTATCGTCAAGGGTCAAGCCTTCAGTGGTTTTTGTAACCGTTACCAGTTCCCCACCAGATAGTGGAAACTGTGTTAAGTCTTGGCTGATAATTGCTGTTCGTAGTTTATCAGGATTTCCACCAGATAAAACAGATTCTGCTTGTAAGTATGGCACGGTTGATTCAATTTCATTTATTTTATCTTCATCAGCATTCAAAATAAGGCTTGTGTCCCCGTGTTTATCCTGTGTCAAGTCAGCAAGTGCTTCCTTGCCTTCGATGGTTAAGCTCTCAATTCCTTGATGACGTTGAAATTTAATGAGCGATTGAATCCCTCTAGCTTTTTTAGTTGTTTTTGCCATTTGTTATCTCCTTGTTGGTTGTATTTTCAATTTTGATTGAGTTTGGATAGAGTTCTTTAAGAGCTTCCAAATATTCCAGAAAGCGTAAAAGTAAAATATCTTTTCGTCCTAGCTTTTTCTTGTTAGCAATTAAAAGTGTGTAGCCGTTATGCTTTTTGTATTTCTCTAACTGGTCTTTAAAGGTTAAATAAATACAATCGCAAACCGTTGAAACACGGGCGCAAGACTGGTCTGTATCGTCTCCATGTCCCATGACTTCAATGTTTAGTGTGTCCGTTGTCTCGGACAAGTTAATAATTATCATAGGTGTTCATGCCCTCTTTCTGCTGTCATGATAGTTCTTGGTACTCCTTTTCTGTCGTTGGTTACATTGATTTTAAAGCTAGCCCAATCATCAAGAAATGGCTGACCGTGAATAGCTACCCGTCCATCTTTGAAACCTGATAGCGCCATCTGGTAGTTAGGTGTAACAATAACCCCATTGTCCCAATGGGTTAGCTCGTCCACTAGTGGAATCCGTGAAAAATAGTTGTTATCGTCTATCACTCTGCCAAAGCCTTTGAGCTTGCTTTTACTGTTGAGCTTTTCAAGGCTATAATAAGCGCCTACAATCTTAAAACGGATATATAGAAGGGCTTTAGTAGATAGTAAAGGCTTGTAGCTCTTTCTTATCGTCCAGAATGTTTCATCTTCAATACTTTCAAAATGATAGCTGATAGGCTTTAGCTTTAGCCATAGCTTGGACAAGTCGCCTAGTCGCTTACTGGTTACATGGATATAGTACAATCCATCTTCAGCGTAGACAAAATCCTGAAAATTAAACAGCGTGATTTCTTCTAACATACTATCATATTTTAGTATTCTAGCATTTGATAAATCTTTCATCTATACCCTTTCTAAAACACTTGCAAAAATAGCTTGTCGCAAATGTTAAAAATCTGAAATTGAATATCCTTCAATTCTGCATTGTTTTGTAAGCGCTCTGCAAGACTTGAACCGCTCCAGCCTGAAACATTGCTTTTTGTGTCAGCGTTGTTTTTCTGGTGATTTTCTACCAAGTTGTCAGCGTATTCAATCACTCCATAACGCTCGGTAAATACAATTTCCTTGCGCTCTTGTGGTGTAGTATTGGCAATCTGTAAGGCTTGCCCGTCTGCTTTCTGGTTGCCGACTGTATCAATGTTCATGGATTGGTTTAATTCCTTGATGGTCTTGTTTCTGATTTCTGCAAGATACTTGAATAGATTGAAACACTCATTGTTTAGGACTTCTTCAAGTGCAATCTGAAAACGTGCAAATGTTTCAAGTCCTATCTCCCTGTTGTAAAAGTGTTTACAAAATTCTTTCTTGAAATTTTCAGAAACACCTTCTACTAGGTGCATATCATTAAAAAGCTCGTTATAGGTTGCATCTATGATGGTGTTGTAGTGCAAAAAATTGCCGTCTTCATCAAGAGCCAACCCGTCAAGTTTATCCGTTATAGGGTTTCTATATCTTGACTTTAGAAATGTAGCAATGGTTGCTGTGGTATTATTCTGGGTCAAAGACTGCACCCCCTTGCTCTGCAATATCTAGCGCCACTTTATCCAAATTGAATTGCTGAATGGTTTCAGCTGGCTTGACGGAAATTTCTAGTCCGTAGCATTTATTGATTAAATCAACTGCTTTTCTGCGTGACTTCCAGCCTACTTCGATATTGGCTGAAATAACCCCGTTATTAGAAATAGCTTCAGATACTACTAGACGCTCTTTCTTGTCTGATGGGTTATTGTTAATACCAATAAAGGTTAGTAGTTGATTCATAACCCTTAGTTTTTCATCGTGTAGCTTATCCAGTAGAAAAGGAGCGTCTGTCCTGAATACTTGAATATAGTCCGATAATTGCTTAAAGCTATCCTGTCCATCTTGGTCTTTCTGCTTGTTCAAATAAACCACGGGTTCAAAATTCGCAATCTTATTAAAGATATTTTTCATAGATAACACGCTATTATTGTCTACAAAGATGAAATACGGTGTTATCTGGGCGTTTCTATTTAATTGAATAGTCAGCTCAATATCTGCCAATTTCTCACAAAATAACTCAAGATAGCCAATGTATGGTTCATAAAAATTATTGTTAGGAATCACAATACACGGTTTTTTGATTTTGTCTGGGTTGTCCTTGTGCAAGTCTTCAATTACTCTAAAATCGTTTTCTGTATAGGCTATCTCCATCTGTTTAAAATAGTTCATACTAGAAGCGTTGACTGGTTGATAGCTCAAAGGCTGGTCATAATGATTCAAACGCTCGCCCCTTGTTCCACCTTGGGCAATAAAGCCAAACGTATCATCATGAAAAAATGAAACGTGACCGTTTTCAATCAACTTTCTTTCTATGAAAAGCTCGTCAATGTCATTTGGCAAGCCTTCCCATGTGAAATAGTTAACAACGATATTATAGAAATAATTAAAATAAAACTCAAAGAAGGCTAGACGGTTGCGCTCTACTGTTTCCTTATTCAGCTCAATCTTTCCAAGATGTCGCTTGTAATTCTTGTAGCTCATTTAGTCCCCTTTCATATTAGAAAAAAGGACGGGCATAGCCCGCCCTCGGGAAGCCTTTAGGCTTCCTCCACATACCAGAAATGAATATTCTCAAAAAGTGAGAGACTAGTCAAATAGTGGTGGTGGTAAAAATAATTATAGGTCATGTTCCGTGGATTACGGATTGACTCCATGTGAACCAATTTATCCTTGTTAATGATAGATTTAGCTGAAATGAGGAAAGCAACTGGCTTACGTCCATTGTTTGCACCAGCACCTGTGAATTTTTCAAAATCATCAACTACAATAGTGCGAGCCAAAACGCTTGCTTTGTCCATGTTGAAAGCGTTAGCAAGCAACATATCGAGATGGGTTGAAAATTCTGCTGAAATGACTAGGTATTGGTCTTCAATCGCTGTCATGTTCGGTACACCAACAGGGTTGTTAAATTGTGTACGGCTTGGGATTGTAAAGCGTTTAGACTGGTTGATGAGTGACTGGTTAAAGTCTACCACAAAATCAGATTTAGTTTCATCAATCTTAGTACCAGCTACTGTGATGTTCTTAGTTGTTCCTGTGAGGTCAGTATAAGAGACTTCAGCAAGTGATTTCTCAAGTACACCCTTGATTGCTTGGTACTCGTCCAGCGTGTCAGATGAAAGGAGTGATGTAAACATTTTGTCTACAAACTCATCAAACGCCATGTCAGAAACAAATGCTTTCTGAATCCAAGCACGCTCAAAAGTGCGCTCATAGTAATTTTCATTGTTCAAAGTGTGGTAGAATACCTCGATGTCTGTATCAGCAAACTTGAACGGGCTGACGTCTGACTTAGCGTCATAGGTTTTCTTTTCAGCTGGGTGAACGTAGATTTCTTGCAATGTGTCCCCGAACTCAAAAGTTTCAGACTTAAAAATAGCAAGTGGATTCTCATAAGTGAGCGCCTTGATAACAGTTGAACCAATACGATTTACAAGAGCTTTGAAAAACTCATTTGCGTGTTTTTCAAAATCCTGATAAGGCACGGTTGCGTGGTTAATGCGTGCGCCTTCAAGTACAGGGATGTCTGCCTGATAGTCAGCACTTGCACGGGTTCGGATAGAGTTCAATAGGTCAATGTTTGAAATGTTCTTACCTGTGGTATTTGATAAAAAAGTGGTGATTTTATTAGCCATCTTTATTCTTCTCCTTCTTCTACCACGTTTTCGTGGTCGATGTTCATTTCTACCCCTTCAACTTCGCTTGCTGGGGCTTGCGCTGGGTAGTTTGGCACTTCTTGCGCTGGTGTATCCGCTGGCATTGTTGCTGGCGGTGTAACTTCTTCGATTGTTTCTGGTTCATCTTTTAGCGCTTCTAGCGTGTTGTTTGGATACCAGTTAATTGATTTAGAAAACTGCTTCATTTTCCTTTTTCCTTTCTATTAAATAACAGCATTGATTGCTGATACTACGCTCATGTCTTCATTAGCCTTTTTCATGATTTCATCTTGCGCCCCTAAACGACGGTATAGTTCGTTATTAGCCGAACGCAATTCGCCGTTTTTCTTGTTTAAGCGCTCAACGTCTTCATTCAAGACTGAGACGGTTAAATCAACTTCGCCCACAAAATCCTTGATGTCCATCAAGTCCGTTGTTAGGCTTTCAATTTCTTCATCATTGCCGACTTTAGAAATTGCATTGTTTAGGATTTCTAAACATTCTAGTGAGGTCATAGCCCTCTCCTTTCAATTTTTAAACAAAGTATATCATACTTGACAAAATAAATCAAGTATGATATAGTAAAAGTTGTAAGGCTTTTCAAGGTTTAACTAGTGCTGATAAGATGGTTACACCTTAAGGGGTGCTTATCGGTGCGAGTCATTCTAACCAACTGACTTTTTAAACCATGAAAAACGCTTTATAATTGGCGCTTTCCTTTAGGAAGGCGCTTTTTATTTTCCAAATAATCCAGCAAAAGGGTTGACTGGTTGCACTTCTTCAAGTGTTAGTACGTCTTCCATCATCAAAGCATTGAGGCGGAAGAAGTCGTTTCCGTTGTCTCCACCTTTTACAAACATGATAGCAACATGTACAGGAATTTCTGTCTTGTAGTTCGGTGTTTTCTTGACTGTGATTTCTCCTGTCTCTGGGTTCACGTCTTCATAAGATACGCCAAAGTTCACTTCTTCAAAATCTGTTTCACTTGTGAAGATTTTCACATTTTCAGTGGCTTTCACGATAAAGTAAGGTTTTGCGTCTGGGTCTTTTTCAGTATCTGGTGTGTAGAGCTGAAGTCCAAAATCTGTCAACTTTTTAGCGTCTTCTTCAGTTGCTGGGACAAGGTAAACCGCTTTAGTAGCTTTCTTTTGTTTGTACTTGCCGTCTGATTTGTTTGATGTTGCTGTGATAGTAGCTAGCGCTACAACTGTATCAAAATTTTCTTGTTTTGCTTGTTTTTTAGCCATTTTGTTTATTCTCCATTTGTTGATTTTAAAAATTTTAGTGGTGTGATAATTGTATTAAGATTCTCTAAATCGTTTTGACGGTTTTTTGATTTCTCGTAACAATCGTAAAGAGAATTAGAAGATAATTTAAAGATTTGTTTTTCTTCTAAATAGGTGCATAGGTTGTAAAAAGCATTGATTGAAATTTTATCAAATTCTTTTGAAACAAATTTATAAAGCGCCATGATGTAGTTAAAATCTTCATAAGCATAATTTGCTTTTAGAAAAGACTTTAAAAAAATAATGTTTTTAGGTGCGTTGCTAGATTTTTGAAAGTAGTAACCCTTTTTATTTTTAACCTGTTGAGTTTGTAATAATTTTTTGAAAAAGGAACGATAAACCGTTAATACAAATGTATCATATAAGGTAATCTGATTCTCTGATTTTAAAGGTTGTTTCATAAATAAGAGTTCCCCCTTTTATCTGCTTGCTTGCACGCTTACCCTCGAATGTTGCACCTATGACAAAGTTTTCAAAGGTTATTTTTTCTTTGATTTCTGGGGTCATTCCTGCGCCCTTAACGTCTAGGTGTGTGCTTCCGTCTTCTTGTATTAGTTCTTCTATGTAGAGCTTAGAGCGTAAATATTTTGCCTTTACGGCTCGCCCTTCATGCGCCCACTTGCCAAACTCTGACGGGTCAATATCTAAAACCAGACTGTCAGAATGGAATAGATGCAAGCTGTCAGTGTCAGCATATAGGAAATTATCATAATTTTCCTGTGCGTTTGAGATAATAAAGTGACGGGCTATTGACGTAACGAAAAGGGCAACGGGTGCATAAACAGGTTGAACATCTTCCTCATCGTCATTTTTAAAGCGTAAGATTCCGTTATCGTCCAGATAGGCTAGTTTCTTAACAGATATAATTTTAGCCCCAAACTTGCCATATAAACTATTAAGCATGATTTTTGCTTTTTGTTTTTCGGCTGGGCTTTGGGCGTTTTCTTTCTTGTATCTGTAAGTTGTAATATAGTCATCAAATAGCCCTGATTCTGTCTGAAATTCAAGAGTTTCAACGTACATGATGGAGCTGTCATAATGTTTCAAAAATAGGTCAAGGTCAAAGTTAGTCAAATATAAATCTATGACCTCGTTTTTTGAGGTTGTCACATAGTCACTAGTTCTGACCCCAATTCTTAAAGCGTCAAGTTTGCGCTTGACTTGTATTGTTGGAAGGTAGCCACGTTTTAAATCAAAATCGGCTTTAATATGATAGATATAATAGTAGCCTTCTTTTATCTCTTTAGGCTTTCCCTTGTAGCGTTTAGGAGTTCCGACTGGTAAAGGGTTTTGGAGCATAGTAGCTGGGTACATGCTATTGATGTCATAGATGTCTATCAGCTGTTTCAGTGTTCGCCCCTGTGTTTTAGGGTTTGCGAACGTCCAGCCCCCTCTATAAGCCTTTCGACAAAAGTCGTCAACCTTTTCATCTAGGATTGGGAAAAAGTCTCTAAACTTCCTTTTTGACTTCTTAAAAATCCGTTTAAATTCTGTTAGCGCTTCACTAGCTGATGTATATTTTGAGAAATTTTCTTCATAATACATGGCATAGATACCACGGGCAAGAATTGCAACGTCTACATGGATATAGTCAATCCATTCTGGCTTTATTTCATCTGGCTTATGCTTTAATAAGGGTGTTGTTCCTTTTGCTATTGGCATTTTGAAAAGTCCAGCCATTGTCGCAATGGAAAAGTTAAGGATTTTTAGAGAGTCTCTAAAAGTTAGAGTAAAGTCTGGGAACTCTAAAGTTATAGAATACCAGACCCCCATGTCATTGATAAAGTAAGTACATTCAATATCATTATTAAGAAAGAATGATAGCAAGAAAGAGCCGTCAAATTTTAGGTTGTGAAAGAAAATGATAAAATCATCTTCGCCTGTTTCTGTGTAGGTCTTGTCTAGGTCAAGGTAGAGCGCTTTTAGAAAGCCTTCAAGGCTTGTATTTACCTTGAATGTATCTAGCTTGTCATAGTCAATTACCTTGGCGAAACAAGATAACCAAACCTCTGTTTCTTCCTCGTTTGTAGTTGTTTCAAAGTCGCCTGCATAATAGCAAGTCACTTCTTACCTCGTTTCTTTCGTCTGCGTGTGTCTGCCACAAATTGTTTAGAAAACTTGTCTACATTATCAAGGATTTCACGGGCTAGACTATCCTGAAATTCAAAAGCTGTGTCCTTACCATCAGTGTCTACAAACACCATAACGTTGTCAAATGAAACTTTGTCAGAAGCTCCACCTGTTAGGAAAGCCCCAAAGTTGCTGGCGCTCATTCTCCTTATACGTGAAATCATTTGTTTAAAGGCTTTTTCTTGCGCCTTGTTCCCTGATTCTCTGGTGTTGTAGTGCATTTCTTCCAGTGCTGATATATAACGCTCTTTAGCTTCTCTGTCACGTTGTGAGCGATATTCTTTGACCTCTTTAGCTGAGTGAAAGCGGTTCAAGTCTGAGCGTTGAGAACTGCGAAAACCTTGGGTTAATTTTTCAACTGAAAACTTATCTCCATACCAAGCCTTAGCCTTTTTCACATAGTCACTAGTGTAGACGTGGTTTCCGAAAACTTGTGTCCGTCCCTTGCCTTTTACCTCATTGTAGGCTCTTTCTAGCGCCTTGTCACTCATTCCTGAAAAGTCCCACCGTCCGCCCATAAAGGCTTTAATTTCAGCATTAGAAGCGCCCTGACGTTGTAAAGTTCTTTTCTTTCTTGTTAAATAGTCCCGTTGTACCTTCCTTTGTTTTGGTGTTAAAGCCATTTACTACACCCCTTCCGCTGGTTGTTCCTCTCCGTATTCTAGGGCTGTAGCGAATGGAATATAAGCCTTATAGCTTTTATATTCATAGTCTACTACCTCAATAGTGAGATAGCCCTTAAAACGTTCCTCTAGATAACGCTGAATATAAGGAAGATGGCGACGTTGGTTGATTGTCACTGTTTCTGGTGTGATAGTCACGTTTCCATCTTCATTCTTATAAAGATTAAAGGTTACCTGCGTAACGTTGAAAGTACATTTAATAGGTGCATCAGTCAACTATATTTCTCCTTTCTTTAAAATTTGCTTTTTACATTTAAGAAAATAATTATTGTTTATTTTCTTATTTAAGTTTACCACATTTTCAAATAGAAAGCAAGTGATAAACTTAATAAGAAAGTAAAAATTTTACATTATTGTTTTAACTTATAAAACCTCGTAATTATAATTGCACATTTCAGATACTTTATACTTAGTTTTATTATAGTTATAAATGAAATCTTATATAATATCTTGTGAGCTCTCGTTATCTTTAACATGAAAAGTTCTGTGAAAAACCGAACCGTCAAAGCGTGTAAATTTAACAATTTCTCTTGTCATTTTATTGCTCCTTATCAAGTATTAAAAGAGTGAAAACAATAAATTTTAAACGATTAGCGCCCATATCCTCGCCCTGATATTGAGAAAGTGGATAAACAAAATCTGTTATAAATCTATCAGCTAGTCCTAACTTTCCAGATAAAGAAGATAGAACCCTTATAGTTGCGATTATTAAATCTTCGCTACAAATAGAAGAATAATCAGTAAATTCATCTGGTTGGAAATCTCTTGTTTCAGCATTCAAGCCTTTTCTTACCATTTTATCAATATTTTCTTGAGTTACTTTTAAAAGTTCCATTTTTCTTTT